GGAGGCTCAAAGGTCATATAATCGTTTTTAAAGGCATTAATAGAATAAACTGCTACATTCGGCGTTAACTGAAATGAATACGTTTGCCTATTATACATAAGCCTGGTGTGGCTAGGCAGTTCATAAACCAGAAAATCATTTATATAACCATCTAAATCAGTATTGCTAAGCTGATTTTCACTAGGTCTTCCCGTTACTCTTCTTACCTTAGCTCTAATATTCGCTAATGTTGACATTTAAAATCTCCTTATGTGGCTACATTATCAATAGATTCTGAAACGGGACATACATGAGCAACCGTTCCTGTCCCGGGAACAACAAAAGCATCCATACCTTGCGTATCTAAATCACAGGAAAAGGTTGTAGCTCCCGTTACCGTTATTTTAGTCTCAACAAAGTCTAGGTGCATTCCGTATGTTTTCGGAACGATCAAACATACAAATTCATCACTACTATAGCCATGTGCTGCCAATGTCGTTACAACTGCATTAATAGCATTCGTGATTGCTGTTATTGTATGTCTCTCCGGCTCAAAATCTGGACTTGCCATCTTTCCTTCTCTTTAAAATAATTTTTATATACTTTTACATAAATTCTGTCGATAAAAATTGATAACGGTGTCTCTTACTTCCAATTATTGTATACAAAGTAGGTGAGCCATCAGGATTCTTTCCGTATTCTCTTTTATTCTGCGCTGTCTGATTATTCAAGTGTTTAGCTACCCCTAAAGGTATTGTATATTTCATTCCATCATAGAAATGATATGTTCTATAATTATCTTCTTTGTATTTCTTGTAGGTGAAAGTTAAATCACCGCCAGGTACTTCTATATTCTTAAATATGCCTGTTACCATTTTTGAGTCTTCATCACGAGCTTTTTCTCTTAGCTCTTCAGCCCTCTTAAGATCTTCTTTTGACCTCTTAGTCTTTGTTCCTACTGTAAATTCCTTTACAAAACTCATGTTCTCTCCTTAAGTTAAAAAGAAGGGGGTAAAATACCCCCTCCAATCTGTTTACACAGTATAATCTCTACTAAATGCCATCCAATCGATAACATCAGATGTAGTACCTAATACGCCTGTATCAATATGCATAGCGTAATAAGCACCATTGTTTAGAGAAGAAGTTAGTTTTGTAGCTACTTCTCCAACTGCTGTTACTGTAGGATGAGTTAAGCCGGCAGCTGCTACTGCAGATGTTGGCCATAAGAATGCTGTAAATGCACTAGAGTCTAAATCTAGTGTGAAAGTACTAGCTGTTACTGCTGTAATTCTAGCTGTAATTCCATTAATTTCAGGCATTCCCATATTAGCATCAGGATTATGAATCGCTACATAATCACCAACTAAATAGTTATGCGCTACAGATACTGTTACTACGCACGGATTAGCCGCGGTAATTCCAGTAATAAATCTTCTGTAAGGTGTATAATATTTAGCAGGAATCACTCTATATGTTGCGTTTGTTGCTGCAACAAAATTAACTCCGGATGCGTCCATATAACCTAATGTATAACTAACACCTGCTGCTATTGCTGTAACTGTAAAATCCATACCTGCTATTTGAAGCATTGCTGTTGTATTAAATACTCTAACAATATCTCCTACAGCTGGAGGAACGCCTTCACTAACTACCGCAGGATTAGCTGCTGTGATGGCTGTTCCTGGTGTATTTACTAATGCACCAGGTGTTTGTGAACTGTAATCTACAAATGTAAATCCTGCTCCACCGGCAGCTATAGCTGTAGCTGTTAATGCACTAGCTCCACCTTCTGTTATACAAATCGCTTGGCCGGCTCCATAGCCATAGTACCACTCTGCTTGTATTACATCGGTCGGCGCTGTTCCCCATAAAGATCTGTTTTTGATTACAAAATAATCAGGTCTTTTTGGTAATTCAATATTAGTCGCCGCAACTGCCCCGGCAGCATTAGTAAAGCTACCTTGAGCGATTAAAGACATTGGTGTACTCATAATCCCTCCTTAGGCTAGTGTTGTGCGTAAATTGATTATCCAAGCATCGTTTGTGATTCTTGACGCCATAGCGAATCTGTAACCCGCTGTTTGACGTAGTTCACAAGGATCATCACCCCAACCTGGAGGATGGTAAATGTACTGAGCCGAAGCTCCATCCAAATCAATGCTGCAATAAGCTTCTTGAGCTGTTACAAATAAATTGAAAATATCAGCACCAAGTAAAGAGGCATTAGCAGTTATAGATCCTCTTGAAGACAAGAAGAATCTTACGTTGCCAATTGAACCCCATTCAGAGGCTAAAGTGCCTTTGTCGTTAGGGTATTGTGCCTTAGCTATAAATCCGGCAACATTCTCTAGCTGTCCAATCATATTGCTATCACACATAGCAAAGTATGAATCACGAATAGGGCCTGTTCCGAATTTTAGAGTGCCTTCTATCATCTCAGAAACGAATTCACCGTCGTTGTTTTGTAGTGTCGCCACTATTCCATCAACGTCTGATCTAACTATTTCTGTAGGATTGTCGCCGTTTGTACCACCGGTACAATTGACGATAGAAGCTGTCGCCTCAAGCATGTCACGAATCAACTGATCTTCCGTCTCTCTTAACGATTGACCTAATCTAGCTGCTGATTCATTTAGGACCGGGTCCTGATTTACTAAACTTACCTGTTTTGTCAAAATGCAGTACGTAGCATACCAGTCAATGCTCGCATCAATGTCAATAGCTGTTAGCTGCTGACTTGGCGGATTCATCATCGCTGGATTAACAGGTACTGGAGCAGTTTGTAATCTTGTATACCTTCTCATTCTAAGAATGTTTCCTGAATGTTCTGGCATCTTATACGGAACCGCACCTAGCTTGTGAATCAATCTTGCTTGAGGTGTTGACAATAACTTTGCGCTAAACCTTTGTTGTACTGGAGGTGGCAAAGTTGTTGTTGTTGTTGTCATATTTCACCTTTTAATAGCCTGACCTAGAGGCTTGCATCATCTCCTTGTAAAGATCTTGCTGAGAAGCTTCAGCCCATAAATTTGCGTCATTTAAAGGGCCAGCCCTACCAACACTATTTGATGATACAGGCTTAGATAAGTTCTCACTTAACTTAGCTTCACTCTTGCTAGTCTTAGCTTCCTGAGATGGAACTACAAATTTCTTTAGAATTTTGTAAGTCGCCTCCCAAGGGTTAGGAGCTTTTGCACATGCAGCCGCAAGTCCAGGCTCTTCTTGTTCTAGTTTTCTAATGTTTTCTTCGTTCATTATTGCGTCGTAATCATTGAACTTACCTCTAGTCTTTTCAGGTAAAGATGCATGCTCCCTTTTATTTAAAATATCCTCGACTATCTGCTGTGCTTGACGTTGTGACAGCTTTTTAACTTGCGCTACCGTCAAAATGTCATCCTCAGCTAAATTAGCCAATTCATCTACTTCTTCATTTGGTTTTGGAGCGTTATTTACTGATACGGCTCTTTGTAGCTCATAATTACTTCGCTCAAGCTCCTCAAGTTTCTTTCTCATCTGAGCAAAGTTATAATCTTTCGATCCAACTTCTTGCTCTTTTGAGACTTGATTTGCTTGATCGACTTTATGATCTTCAGAATTAACATCAGGGACAGCGGCTTCCTGATTATTAACGCTTATTGTTTCATCTTCGGTCATCTAGCCTCCTTTACTGGGTTAGCGACGCCCTTCTACGCTTCAGGTGTACGATAAAATCGTACGACTGCCTTAACGCCGACAAGCGATATTTGATTTCATAGTATTAAAATTTTTAATATATAGTAATTAAAATTTTAAATTGATATAAAAATGATTTGAAGGAGAACATATGCTTAAAAGAGAAACCCTTGGACAACAACTTGAAAAAACTAGAAAAGCTCATGCTAAATTAACGGAATATCCTATAGAATCCGGAGATTTAGTTAACGAAGCAGGTAAAAGCTACATGAAAGGACTTTGGCAAGCTGTAAAAGATCATGAGAAGTTTAAACTTGAAAAGATTTGGATAATGGTTAAAATTGAAAAGGAACGATATTCTGATAGAACTATCAAAATAAGTTACGGAATAATGGATAAGCCTTTAAAGTATAAAAGAGAAAGCATGGATCACTGGGAATACAATTACAAAACAGGAAAGCTAATGCTTAATTGGTCTATCCCTCATAGAGTTGAAATGAAAAATTTCTTGCGTTCTCCTGAAAAATACTCTAAAGATATAATCCAGTGGATTAAAGAGTATGTTAAAGAAAATAAAATAAATCTCCATGAAGAAGTAGTCGTTCTTTCATAGCTTTTCTCCTTGTTGGTTAAATTTGGCTACTTCTTCATCTTTAAACAAAAAACCTATGCTAATCTTTTTTATTATCAGCATAGGAAAAAAATAACAAAGTTTAGTTATAACGTGATTTGTATGAAGGATTGTACATTTCTTCTACAATATCTTTCTTAGGTGATAACTCACCTTGATATCTCGATTTGTAATTACCTTTCTTCTCTTGAACTATATCTTTTTT